GGTTAATTGTTAAATTGTCTTATATATTAATTATAGCATCTTAAATTGAGTCTAACATGATATTTGAGCAATACCACATGAGTATAATGTGTCGCATAAGACTGATTGTGATAATGATTGTGAATCTCATAAGACTCAACCAACCTTATTATGTGTCTTATTTGTATTACTATTTGATTTAATAAACTTACTTTTACGATTGTAATTAATTGTTGAATTGTATTGACTTAAACTTGGAGTTAAATCTAATTCTTCTAACTCTTTAATCGTATTGTATAATGATTTATAATACTCAGTAGAATGTTTGTAAAACTTAAATCTTTGATGGTTCATAATATATTTCTCCTTATTTATAATTAAACAGCAACTAAACTGTCAGCTGTAACATCGTTAACTGCAAGCCCTAACTGTAATAATGCTGCAATATCTTTATTATTAATAGTCTTTTTACCTGTTAGTTGTGTGATTGCATCTGCATAATTGTTGTCAAGAACATAATGTAATTCTCTACCGAATGCAATGTTTGTAACTGTCTTAATGTTTGTCATCTTTTGAATCTCCTTATCTCTTATATACATATTATAGTCTATTAACTTGAGACTGTGTTGAGATTTGAGCTGTACCACACATCCTATCTGAGTCGCATTGATTGTGAATCTATTGTGTCGCAAGATGATACGCCGACAGATAACGACATAAACTAATAAGAATTACACTGTAATAATAATTAATTCTTGTGAGTAACTGGCAAAACTTGTTATTTATTAATATTACGGAGGCCGCTGGGGGGCTGTGCGTCCCGGCTACAACGCCAATAGGGCAGCAAAATTTATGTTATTTTTTCGGATAGAGCCTATCTATACGGTTTTGCTGCTCCTCTTCAGCTTGTTTGACATAATCTATCATCGGCCATCTGTTTAGCTTCAGTGCAGCCTTATATTTCTGTATATATTTCATTTTTAGGAGTTAGTGGTAGTATATTAAGAGTTATCAACTCATATGATAACCAGTAATAGGTTGAGGGAGATGTTAGTCTCCCTCTTGGGGTCGAGTCCACCCTTCTCGTCCCCTGTATACGTGAGGGATCGGTTTATATCCATGTTTTGACGTTAGAATTGCCTTCTAGACCCATTGCTTCCTCTCTTTGTTGCTTATTCATGCCTAATACAAGGTGATTCGCAGATCTTTGAGGACAAGTCAAGAAATCTTCTAATATACTATCCCATTCTTCTCTTTTTCTTAATTTAATTGCATCATGAGCACTAATCGACAACGCATCAGTAAAATACTTTACACCTTGTGCAAGTGTATCCAACCTATCGTCATGTTTCACAGCACCTTTCTCACGACACATCCGACTCATCTGGTAAAAGAGCATATAGAGGAGGCGACTCTCAGGTGCACTGTCTTTATTCGACCTATAATCCCAGTCGATAACAGCACGATCCACAACAAGACGATGCTGGTTGAGCACAGGTTCAAGAGCATCAATAATTCTGTCCTCTTTCCTGACGTTTGCCCTAACCTCTTCAATGTCAATATGTTGTTGTGTCTGTTGAATATGTTTCTTAAATAGTTCACTGACCATTCCATCTCCAAAGTTTGTCTCAATTACAAGTTTAGTTACGTTAAACTTCTTACATCCTCTTAGTATGTCTAGTAGTGTCTTGTCGCTGTAACCGTCTCTATACGCTCTCATTTCATGTAGGTATAGAAAGCCATGGCGTTGACTAATATAGGCTGCTGCTGTTTCGTCTGAGCCCCTTCCAGAGGGGTCTACGCTGCATATGGTCTCATCGTATGGACCCCATTCTCCTTGCAGCTTCATAGGGCTGTAGAAGTAGTCTCCGGGCAGTCCTACAGTTGGTGCATCCTTTATAACATTTGCTGGATCTGAACACCAGACCACGTTATCAGGAGCAGAAGTAGGATTGACGCTAGTAACCACAAGGTCAGCCATCTTAAGAGGGAACTTGTCTGCATCACTTAAACTTGTGTCGAGTTGAAATTGAAGCATGTAGTTGCTCCGACCCATAGCTGCTTCTCTTTCTATCAGGTCTTCTTCGCTAAATCTGTCTGGATCTGTTACTTCCCACTCCTCTGCACCCATATCCAGATCTTCTTGTATCTGTGGTGCTAGGAGTCCTTCGTACTGTGTGAGCTTCTTTCTTCTTGGGTATCTGCTGGGCCAAATAAAGGGACGATACGAACGCTCTGCCAGCTTACGATAAATAGTAAAAGTAGTCTGAGGAGTCCCGAGATACATAATACGGCTATCATCTTTGGGGGTAAGGATGGCTTCAGCTTCAGTACATAGCTGTAAAAGTTTCTCACGCATCAACTCCGTCATACTGTTTCCCGGTACTTCCACGTCGTCCAAAATCATAAGATCCGCACGACTTCCAGTAAGCTGCCCTGTAATACCCACACTCTTCACCGAAGGAGCTTGGTGTGGTGAGCAGTTCACGTCGAAGCTTATACGAGACCACCTTGAGTCGTCTGACTTGGGTCTTAAATAATTTAACCATGGTGTCTCTATAATTAGTTTTTGTAAAAAGATAGACATGTTGTCTGCACGTTCTTTTGACGCAGATATAATCATAATCTTTCTTTCGTTATCATTAAATAGTGTCCATAACACAAATGCACCTGTAATCCAGCTTTTACCTACACCACGGAACGCTTGAATCTGCAAACGCTTTGGTCCATTCTGTAAGTAGTCAGCAATAGCATACTGTGCCCGGGTAGGACTAGGGAGATCAAGCTCTTCCCACAGTGCTTGTAGGAAAAGCTTAAAATCACTTTTTAGACTATCAATTATTTCGTGTTCAGTCATTAATAGAATCCGGTAGTATCATATCTAAAAGAGTTTCTATATCTCTTGGCATAAGATCTTCAATGTCATATAGAGCACCAGCTTCTTTAGGTCCTCGTATTCTTTTAGCTTTATCAAGATGATGTAATCCTATAAATTCATCTATAGCTTCTCTCATCCACTGATAAGCTTGATCGTACTGTTGTCGACCTGTAACAATACCAGCATCTGCAACTTCTTTTTCATATGCTCTACGAAGCTTTAGCTGTAATTTTCTACCTAGCTTTTTAAATCTTTCGTAAGGTATACCTTCTTCAAATTCTAAATAGTTTTTAAAACTGCCTGCTACCTGACGTTTTTCATAAAATCTTTTCTGTACAAATCTAAGATAGTTTTCATGTTGTTCTCTTGGTATAAACTTATCTAATATTTTATAAAGATTAGGACCTTTCGCCCCGGGCTGATTAGATTTCCATTTTACAAAGTCTTCTACTACACTACCAGCTGTATTTCTCATCATCTGTACTTCTGGAATAAAGTCTCTTCTAGATCCTCTTTCTCTATTACCTTCTTGTAGTATTTCAATAATTTTTTGAGTGTATGGATCACGAGAAACAATATTGTGTGCAGCTTCAATCTCAGTATTAGATATTCTGTTCATACCTAAATCTTCTAGTCTAAATCCAGTTTTAGCAGATATTATATGACCATAATCAAATGTTTCTCTATAATCTGTATAATTTGTTTTAGCTCGTTTAGCTTTATTAATTTGATTTAAAAACTCTAGCTGTGCTTCTTTTGTAGGATATTCAGATAAGTCTATACCTTTTTCAGCAGCATAGGCTCTAAGATTTAGTAATTTAATAGCTTTACGTAAATCCTTTTCTGCTTCTACTTGTTCTTTAGCATACTTGTTAAACTCTGTACGAGTTATATTTTTAGGACCTAGTGCAGCTTGTAAGTGTTTATAGACTTTATCACGTTGTGCAGATTTCGCACTTCCAAACTCAGTTACACCTCTTCTGTCGTAAGGTATTTTTCTACCTTTAGAATCTTTCTTAGTTTCTTGACCGGGGCCGATTAAAGCAGCACTAACATCAAAAAAGTCAGCTTCGTCTCTAACTGTAATTTTACCACCTCTATACGTAGGATTAAGTATAATAGCTTCATCATTTAATAAAGCTTGTTTCATCTTTTCGTTAGTTGTTACTTTAGGAGGTAACTTAGGTCTAGATTGTTCTTGTCCTTTTATGTCATCAGCTCCCGGAAATCTGTCCTTCGGTGACTTCATAAATCGCTTTGTTAACGTCTCTACGCTTGATCCGGGGTTAAGAGTACCAGAGGGTTCTACACCCTTTAGTTTTAAATTAAGATACTCTTCTGCTTGTTTGTAGCTAATCTTGTTTTTCTTAGCTATTCTGACTATATCTCTAACTTGTTGAGATGGCATATTAAATACACCATCTACAGTTTGCTTTAGATTTATAGCACCTTCTAGGTTGCTTTCGTCAGCACTCATACGAGCTTTCTTTATCTGTGCTCGTGTTCTATCTTTAACTATCTTAGGTATACCCGAAGCTAGACCTAGTAATGGTGATAGTAACAGTGGTGCATTAAATGCAGTCTCAGCTACCTGTAACTGTTTAGCAGCTTTCTGGTTAGCTGGTAAGTTTGCTTCATCTGCATAGAAGAATGGTTTGTTCTTATTCTGTGGACTTATAACAAGCCTACCCTTACCATAACCTTCTATTTCGATTTCTCTTTCTTTTTCATCATTATCCAGCATCTCTCCGAGTTCTACTGGAGTATAAGGTAATTCTTCTAGCGGTATAGGCTTGATATATGACATTATTTTATGTGTGATAAGATTTTATGTTCTCGGTCTGTTTGACCAAATGTGGCTCTCATCCAGTCGAGCCATTCTCTACTACCTTTGTCCTGATTGCATCGTCGACACGAGGGTACAACATTCGTCGTTGTATCTGTACCTCCCTTGCATTTGGGTCGTACATGGTCGATTGTAAGGTTGTGTAATTCATGAAATTCTCCGCAATAAACGCATTGACAATCGAAGTGCTCTTTGATAGCTCTTCTCCAGAGCCGTTTAGATTCTGAACTTGTCATGGTTATTAAATTGTGTAAATAGTAATCAGGGTTTGGTAGTAATGGTGTCATTAAGTTCTTCTTGCTCCGCCTCTACCTCGGTTTGCTTTACGTGATTCTGCAACGATCTTTCCACCTTTATGTGACATATCTGTCTGTGGTCCGGGCTTGCGTTCTCTACGTATCTTCATTAGGTCACGTCTGTATGCTTTCTTAGCTGGTGTACTATTGATCGCTCTGTTTGTACGCCTATGCTTCATACGTGACTTCTTATTCTTTCTATAGAATCGTGCTGTTCGTCCGGGATTAGGACTCAGCTTAGGTCCGGTTCTTGCCATATAATCTAGATTTAACTAAAGATGGATCTACTTTTGGTATGACTGACGCTAACCTATCTAAGGGACTACCCTCAAGGGCAACACCTGTGATGTCGTTAGTTTTTAGCCAATCACATGCGGCTTTTAGATCTGCTGTCTTTGCTTCGCCACATTTTATTAAACGTAAAAATTCTTGGGTGACAAGGTAGTGCAGTTCATTAAAACTTTCTTCGTCTGCTTTCTTAGGTATTACCCTTGTGGTTTCATTCATTCGATGTCTAGTCCTTTTTTAACTATCTGTAATGCTCTGTCATCAAGTTCGTTATCTGTAGACTCAACTAACTTTTCGAGTAGATCAACTACAAACTTCTTAAACTTGTCGCTTTTTAGTCCTGTTAGAACTAATGGTTTTAGTAGTGCAAACATTATTCTTCTCCGGGTGTAACTACTTCTTTTTTAACATAGCGTCCGTTCTCGTCTCGCTTTGCAGCCTTTTTCTTAGGCTTTCTTTTAGCTTCTAATTCAGCTTTTGTTGCAGCAATTTCTCTGTCTGCTATAATTTTTGATAGTGTGCTCATTTAAAATAATAAAAATTTCTTTTCTTTTTTAGGTGGCTTGACTTTAACAATAGGTACTATATCCTGACACATTTTATAATTATCTGAGCCGGGTCTATACATAAAACCTTTTTTCATTAAGTCTGCACATTTATGTGCTCGTGTAATTTCATACTCGAGCTTCATCTTTTCTTCGTATCTTTTCGCCATTTCTTTACACTGTTTATATCCTGACTTATCTAGTGGAACCATAAAGTTAACTTGGAACCCCCAGTTTTCTGCTAGTGTGTAACTTGTAGGCTGCATAAATTCATCTAATGGTTTCGTATGATTGCCCATATAAAAGGGACTAAACGTCATAGTAGATCCATTACATTGTATGTTAGGACCATATATCTGACGTGACGATGCACCATTGTTTTGAAATTGTACAGCCTGATTAGTTACGTTACCAGTCGCAGCTGCTACAGGATTACTTACATTTGTATCTTCTCCTTCAGCAAATACAGGTGTACTTATTGCGAGAAGATAGAGTAAGAATTGGTAGTAGAATCTGTTTCGATAGTTCTGTCTATTGTTATTGTTTCGATTGTGCCTGCTTCTCTCGTTGTTATTGAAAGATCCCATTCTGTTGCACCTGTTGTAACTGAATAGGTTGTATCGGTTGCACCAATCGCACCACTGGGTGTAATATTTGTTCCAGCCCAAGTTTTGACTTCTGCTCCGAGTACGTCGTGCTCTATCGTTTCTGTTATTGTTTGTTGTGTTGTTGTCGTTGACTGCATCGACCCTGTTGTAAACTGAGGCGTGACAGTGTTTGCTCTTGCTATTGCGGGTGACAACAATGCTAAGAGAAGAATCCATTTTTTCATTTCTTTGGTGTAGTAGGTTCTTTCTTATCTTTTTTACCATTACCAGTAGACAAGCCGAACGTAGCTAATGCTCCAGTAAAAATCGAAGCCACGAACGTGATATCGCCTGCCGTAGCTGACTTTTTAACCATAGGCAGCTCAACATAACTTAATGTAATAATAAACCCGGACCAGATAACAACACCTAAACGCACTGCTGCACCTAGTACTGCCATCTGCTCTTCATGGTCATCTACGTTTTCTTTGAGCTTTGTGAGGAGTCCTTTCTTTTCTGGCGGTTTTGTCTCCATTTGTTTATTTTACCTTGTATAAATTTTTGTGCTCTTTTTCTAATGTTTTCAATTAGAGGCTGTGTTAGCGTTGTAGCAGCCACAGCTGTAACTGCCGTTGTAACAGCAGCAACTACAACTTCCGCAGAAGGTTGAGGTACTGGCTGTTTAATAAACGGTATCTTAAGGGTAGGTGGTTCGGGTGTTTCTTCTACAGTCTTGACTGGTTCCTCTTCATGATCTCGTAGATCGCTCGGAGGAACTACCATAGGTTCATAGTATGGTACGTCAGCTGTAGGTAAAGGTATAGATATTGTTTCTATCTTTTCAACTTTAGGTATTACTATATTAGGTATAGCTTCCATGATAAGTTCCGGCTGTTGTACCGTTTGTCCATGAGTTGCTGTTATTACTCCAAATAGCTTTTCCAGCAGCACCACCACTTCCACCTGATCCGGGACCGAAGTTACTATTATACGTAGCATTACCACCAGTAGAACCAGAAGTACCAGCATTACCAAGGGTACCACCATTACCACCAGTACCACCAGTACCACCTATATTGTAATTACCACTTTGTCCAGAAGCACCATTACTCTGGTTTTGGTTGTAGCCTTGGCCGGCACCACCGTCACCACCACGGCCACCGTAGAAGTAAGACAGTTGCTGTCCTGTTCGACCGGCACCACCGCCGCCGCCGCCTCCTCCGCCGCCAGAAATCTGACCACCTGAGAGGTTGTTTATTGTTACGTTTGCACTATCTACTTGTATTCCGTTACCACCAGCTTGACCACCGGCACCATTTTGAGGGCTAGTTACGTTGGCTTGGTTACCTAAACCACCATCACCGCCATTACCACCTTTTCCTATTACAGTTCCTGATACATTTACTGTTAGTGTACCACTCATACCAGAAGAAACTAATATAGCTGAACCTCCAGCATTAGTTCCACCAACTGTAACTCCGCTTGGAATGTTGTATATTTTTGCTATATTAGCACTCCAATTTGAACCAAATACACTTGATAAAACTATATTTGTAGAGTTATTACTTGCTTCAAATGTTGGTACAATGTCTACTTTACCTTCTATATAGGCAGTACTAGCACCTATAAAAAATACAGTACAAAAACCTCTAGCTGGTATAGTATTATTTCCAGTAGGGTAAGTAGCGTCATTAGTATTATATATAGTTAGACCTGATGCTGTAAAAAGATTTTTAAAGCTTGAACTATTATTAACAAGAATTATTTTTTCACCAGCAGAAAAAACATTATTTGGTATGGTAATGTCTCCAGATAAGTTTATAGCTTTCCCTGCATCACTAGCGACTAAAGTATAAGCACTACTTTGAGTATTTATAGCTGTTACGGCTGTTGCAATTCCAGTAAGGTTTGCACCACTAATTGCTGGTAATGTACCAGTCAAGTTTGCAGCAGGCAAGTTAGTTAAGTTAGCACCACTTGCTGCCGGTAATGTAGCTGGAAATCTAGCATCTGGAACTGTGCCTGATGTCAGATTACTAGCATTTAAGGTTGTAAAATCTACAGTTTCAAATGTAGGATCTGCTCCGTTGTTTGCACGTAGAAACTTCCCATCGTTAGATGATGTGCCATGTTCTAGTTTGGCTAATGTTACTGCTTCGTCTGCTATAGTCAAAGACGTAGATCCAGTTACATCACCAGTATGTGTAGCGTTGCTAGTCTTAGCTGTGTTTGCTGCTATAGCTGCTACAACAGAGTTAGCTAACTTGTCATTATCTACTGCATCGTCAGCTATTTTAGCTGTAGTTACACCACCGTCTGCAAGTGCACCAGTAATATATAGTATACCATTCATTGCAGGGTGAGCTGTACACTGATAGTATAAAACATCAGGAGCATCATGCTGTACTTCTACAATAACTGTACCAGTTGTATTGTTATTAGTTACGCCAGTATTATATGCAGTACCAGTTGATCCTGATACGCTTTGTATACGTAAAGGATGAGCACCTGTACCGTTCTCAAACCTATATGTTTTACCTCTTGTAAGATAGAGAGTAGGGTTGTTGACAGTGCCATTCAACCCTTCTCCTTGAAATGTGTAGGCACTAGTACCGCTAGCACCTATTGTAAAGACATGGTCCAGAGCTATCTCATGTAGACCAGCCTTAGTTACTTGTGTTAATGTCATTATGATTTCATAATATATGTAAGTGCATAATAAGGAGGTCTATTATCACCTGATCCTGAGAAGTTGTGGGTATGGTTGTTATCAAACTGTCCAGATATTGGTTGCAAACGCATCTGATTACTAGCACTAATTGGTGTATTATGTCCATCAGTAGTTCCTGATACTGTAACAGTAGCAGAACCACCTGTATCTCCTACAGAGTAAGTGCTACCAGCACCAACTATAAACCTATCTCTTAGATCTGGTGTACCATTATTACCGTCACACAAGTACCAACCAGATGGAGCAGTTGTACTATTGTACATCATTATCATACCGCTAACAAATGCTGATACACCTGTCAATGCAGAACCATCACCAGCAAAAGCTGTAGCTGTGCAAGTTCCTGTAACTGTAAAGCCACCCGTTACTGTCTCTGCTTTCTTTACTGCATCAAAATAGAGTTCGCAAGCTCCATTACCAATAGCCTTAAACATTTCTTCGTTATTAGCTGCATTGTTAACTATTAACTGATCTGTTGTAATTCTATGATTTATTCCAGAAGAACTTGCAACCCTGTTTTCTGTACCATCGTGATAAATTTGTAAATCTGTGCCTGCACCAAATTTTAATCTGTTTAAATTAGTACCAGCAGTAGAGCTATCTGGAAATACAATATTAGCTCCATTTACATCTAAGTTACCGCCTAGTTGTGGTGTTGTATCTTGATGTACATGCTGTATTAGACTTGATACATTCTTACCATCAACTGTTCCTGTTACTGTTATGTCTCCAGCTACTGCACATGTTCCTGTTATGTCAACTCCGGCGTGCGAAGTTTTTAACCTTATTCCAGCTGCATATCTAAAATACTGTTGTCCATCGGTTTGGAACGATGCCATAGTACGGTTATTAGTAATATCATAAAAATTTATGCTATTTCCGTTTGTTTGTATACTAAGATTTCCACCACCATTTTCTCTTATCATTGCATTACCACCGCTGGTATGCCTGATTACTAAGTCATCGTTATCACCTAATTTTACTTCTGAATCACTTGGTAAATCTATATGACCTGTAGTAACTATATTTTGTGATCCAAAATCCGGAGAAATCTTTGTACCAGCTATTGCTGCACTTGCATCTACAGAAGCGTTAACTACTGCATTAGTTGCAAGTTTATCAGCATTAACTGCATCGTCTGCAATCTTAGTTGTAGTAACTGCTCCGTTCTGCAATATAGCAGAGTTTACTGTATTGTTACTTGGTGTACCTATATTTACAGTACTACCTATAACCACAGCATGATAAGTGTCGCCTGTTGCTGGAGCTGCTCCTAATTTAAGTGTACTACCATCTAAAGCAAATCCTTCTGATGGTGTTGATGTACCAGAGTTAGGTTTCTGTACGACACCATTAATAACAAGCAATACTTGCTCTGCGTTAGTAGGTGCGTTAGTTAAAGTAAAGTTCTGTGTTGTACCATCAAATGCTGGACTAAGTGTAGAAATAAAGAAGTTACCTATAGATTGTACTTCTTCCCATGCAGTGTTTGTTCCATTATATACGAGCATTTTACCTGTGCCAGTATTAAAGAATAAATCACCGTTATCAAGGTTAGTTGTAGGATTCGACGAACCAACTCGATATCTTTCTGCGAAGTCATTTATATCACCACTAAGACTTGTTAAGTCATCTTCGTTTAGTGTAGCTTTGTGGTAAGTATAGTTTTGTCCGCTTCCTGTAGAAGTTACAAGAAAACGTACACCATTAGATACAGTTGTACCGTTAAAGTTAGATGCAATGCCTGTAATATTAACTGTAGTACCACCTACTGTTTGACCAGAAGCTGAACCACTACTTACTGCTAATCCGCCTGCATCAGCGATACTGATTACGACACCAGCTGCTGGCTGTGTGTTTGGAAATGACTGTTCGTTTGCAATAGCTTCAAAACCACCAAGCGGTGCGAGCTGTGCAGCAACATAGTCTACCACAGCTCCGGATGTTGGAAAACTGGCATCACTATCTGATATAGTAGTTTGCTTTGTAAGTCCATCTATCTGGTTAAGATCAGCTATGTCAGCTGTAAGAGCTGTACTATCAGCAAGTTTAGATGCTGTGCCTGATTGCATACCAGCTAGAGTTTTAAGTTCTGAGTCAGCAATCTTTCCTACAGTAACAGCATCATCAGCTATATCAGTTGTAATAATTGTACTATCTGGTATGTTAGCACTTGCTATACTTATATCTGAAGGCAGTGTACCACTATTCAGCTTTGCCATTGTTACAGCATTGTCTGCTATCTTAACTGTAGTAACAGCGTCATTGACTAATTCAGATGTGCCAATAGCGTCATCAGCTACTTTAGCATTAGTCACAGCGTTAGTTGCAAGTGCATCTACACCTACGCTACCATCTACAAGTTCATTAGTTCCGACAGAATCGTCTGCCATTTTAGCTTGAGTAATAGCGTTGTCTGGTATTTTAGCAGTACTTACAGCATCATCTGCTATCTTAGCTGATATAATACTGTTGTTAGCTATCTTAGCTGTATTTATAGCAGTGTCAGCTATTTTAGCATTAGTTACTTGTGCATCACCAATATGTGCAGTATCTATACTACCGTCTACATAGTGCTCACTGTCGATAGAATCGTCAGCTAGTTTAGCACCAGTTACAGCATCAGCTCCTAGTTTAGCATTAGTAACTTGTAAGTCTGCTATATGTGCTGTATCTATAGATCCATCAACATAATGTTCTGAATTTATAGAATCGTCAGCTATTTTTGTACCGTTGACTGCATCGCCTGCAATCATTGTTGAAGAAACAGTACCTGTATCTCCAGTACTTACTAAGTCATAAGTACCTTGAGCTAAGTTAGGTAATCTGTATGTTTGATCTGCTGTAGGATCAACTACTGATAATTTAGTTTCATTATCGTTATCAGTAGCACCTTCAAAAATAATCTCAGAATCTTCACCCATGTTAAGGTCACCGATCATAGATCCACCAAGAGTGTTGATAAATCTTTGGTTTACCTCTTGTGTAACAAACAAGTTCTGTGTGAAGTTGTCGTTTAGATCTTCTGACTTGATAGCTGATCCAGCATAAAATGTTGCTGTTAGATCGTCAATACCGGTTTCTCTAAATATTCTGATTTTGGTTCCTACTGGAGGAGCAGTATTTAATTGTATTGTGGTTGCGTTAGGCAAAGTAAATGCCGTACTAGCCACACCATCGAGACTTAATTTAATGTCCGAGGTCTTAAGATATGGAAATGTAAAATTGCGAAGGACAGTTGTTGTGTCATTCTGGGTATATTCGTTCTGTGTAACAGCACTCATTTTAGTTACCGTAATTAATTAATTGTCGTGTTTTTTGATCCCTCTGTTGTAAATTGGCGGCTTCGTCTACGTTACCAACTTTCATTTCTTCTCTTGCAAGTTGAGCGTTGATAATAGACTGTTCAATATTAGGATTCTCGCTAAGGTATCTAGCCTCTGCAAGTTTTTGAGCTTCACGTATTATCATGTTTAGCTCTTGGTGTATAGGTAGTAATTCAGTTCTAAGTTTAATTCTATCGTCAGCTCTTCTGACTCTAGATCTTCTAAACTTACGTAGAGCATCAATCTCTTTCTTATACCTTTTGTTGTTCATTAAGCGTTCAACTTGTTTAGATAAGTTTTGTTCACCTATGTATTTATTTATCTGTTCTCTGTCTTCTGGCTTCCATTCATATGATCCAGTGCTATCCATCTTCAACATACTAAGACCATCATAACGTATGTCACGTAAGAATACACGCCATGGTTCGTTTGTACCACTAACTTTAATAGGACTGAGTGCATTAAGTGCACGTAGTACTGGGTTGTCAATGTCGTTGAGTGCATTACCAGTCCATATATCTATTTGATCTGGTAGCATGTTTCTAAATCCGGGTAGTCTGTTAGCTACAAATGACTGTACTTCACCAGCTAAGTCTTTCTGTGCAGAATCTATAGCTTTAGCAAGTACACCTAATGTTCCACTCGCTGGTATCCAAGATGTCTGACCAGCTCCTAGCTGTGCCCATGCACGTTCGTTACCATTTAGTGCGTCAAACAAAGGTTCTATCATAGTCAATGGTGATTCATTTAAGAATGTAGCACCAATAGTCCATGTAGCTTTAGACATAAAGTTTTCTAGCATATGCTCATCCATGTCAGATGCGTAGTATGCAAGATCTCCTATTAATGTAAGCATGTGTTCTATACCAATCAGACCTTTAAAACTATACCAGTTGTTACCGATACGTATAGTCTTAGGTACATAACCCATTTCGTCTCTTTCTTTGTTACGTTTAGATGCGTTGTAGTGACCGTTACCTCTGATGTTACCACCCATCGCATAGCCCCATAATGTAGATGTAAGTATACTACTAAACGCCATTCTACCTACATATTCAGCTTGTATCTGTTTAAAGATAGCATCTGCAAATGGTTCTCTACTTGCGTCTATACCATGCTCCATAAGTGCTGCTGCTATATCATCTGCTGATTTAGCATATATAGTTTTAGCATACTTATTAATACCCGGTATAAGAGTAATAGGTGTCCAAGACAATGCAGCTTTTACAAAGTTAGATGCAGTACGTGGAAACGCTAATAGCTCCTTTAGTATAGGATATGCTGTAGTAGCTTCTGTAAGATAGCTAGCTACGCCATCATCTAGGTTAAGTTGTATCTCACCAGAAAATGATCGTAGTACCTGATCTTTAACCAGTCCATTCTCATCAAAGAAGTTATTGTAATGTATTTTCTCAGCTTCAAATATTTTCTCCCAGTCTGCATAACCAAACTCACTAAACACATCTTCATACGCTTTGACACGTGAATAGTAATGTGCGTTGTGTGTGTTAGTAAATACGTCAGGAAATACCATAGCTGTCATACCATAGCGTAGACCTTTCATCTTAGACATCTGAGTTAATGCAGCTGCTGTCTTAAGCTGATATGCTCTACCCCAGTTACCATCTTTCTCATATAACTTTGCAACATCTTCCATGATGTCCCAAGCCTTGTCTGTTTTAAATACATAATCTTTACGAAATGCACTTAACATAGCAGTAGGATCTTGATTAACTTTCTTCATCATTTCAAATGCGTCAGTTAATGCACGTCTGTTAGTTTCCCATACAGCACCATTGTAATAAATAGTTTTCATTACATTGTCCATGTCACCCCTAATAGCGTGACCGAGTACAGCTGTAATAGGTCTCAGTATAAGTTGTGAGCCATTACCTACACCAGCTCTAAATGCTGATATACCAGATAGCATGTTGTTATATCTCACACCCCATGCACCCTTAGCAAACAAGTTCATGTTCTTAGGGTCAGGACTCTTCAGTAATCCAAGTGGTGTAATCTGTTCTGCTGCCCATTTGTATAGTTTAGCAAGACTATCTACATCACCTTTAGTATGTGCATATGCGTCAATCAGTGGACGTAGTGCATCAGGATTAACTTCTCTTAATCGTTTTAACTCCTTTGTAAACTTTAGGTTCTTAGCATGTATAGAGTTTTCTGCTGTCTGAAACTCAGATAACAATGTATCTATACCTTCTTGCATTGTACGTGGTGGCATCTGGTCAAACCAGTTCTTGTTACGTAGTGACCAACCAGATAGATATTTATTCAGTGCATACTCATCCATTAAAAATAGTAGCTTATCAATAACAATATCCATAGCTCTGTTATCATCTATGTATGGAGCCATGTCTGTAATTGACTGTGCAATAGTAGCAGCTTCTCTACCTAGAGTATCCATCACTCTACCAGATGATGCTGTAACTTCTCTACCTAAAAATCTGTCAACAAGATCACGCATAGCAAACGCTGCTGCTCTTGCCTGATCTTCATTTATAACATCTACTTGAAACTTGCCTAACATTAGATTTTTAACATCTCTATTTTCTAAAAATAGTTCTCTAATGTCATCAACAGTTTTTGCAGGGTCTATAATATCTTGATATATACCCCATGCTGCTGCGTTCATTTCTTTAGCACTAAATCTTACACCGTCTACAACAGCATCAAATCTACCAGCGTCTCTAGCAGCTTCCGATACACCCATCACAGAGTCACGACTTGTAGACCCTACCATCAGACCTTTACGTCTCATAGAGTCTGTAATAATAGGTGCTGGATCTCCCTTAGATGTACCAGCTTTGATAGCTGTAGTATCTGCTATGTTACGTGCTACGTTACCGGGAGGCACACTTTGCTTTGCTTTAGCTGCATCATCAAGTACATCAGCATTTAAGTCAGGATCTAATCCGTTTATGTTAAGTTCTAACTGTTCGTAGTTGTTAGCAGTTTTTCTTTCGATAGCTGCCTGTGTTTCTACATCTTCTAAGTATTCGTATCTACGGTAGTAGTCATCCATATTATCAATGTTAGCTAAAGATTCCTCTAATGCTAACTTTTCATTGATAAGTTGTTGTTCCATACCTCGACTTAGATTCTTATTACCTAGTGATAATAATTCATCTATTTCAGCAATACGTATCAGTTTGTCAGGATCACCACCCATGTTAATGTTAAGCTGCTTGTAAGCTTGTGCAGTATCATCTAGTGGTATCATCCAGTCCATGGTCTTGTGACCACCTTTGATGTCAAGAAATGCTCCAAGTACACTACCAAATATACTAAATGGTGCAGACTCTAACATGTTCTTACCTTTTCTTACACCGGGACTGTCACTTGTAGTAGTCTGAAATAACTGTGGTAAAGGTAATCTACCCTTTGGTCCAAACGTATCAGGAAACATCTGTACTAATGTATCAGTCAAAGTGTCATCTTCACCGACATCACTTAGACCTAATATAGTAGCATCTCCTAATCCATGAGCACCCATAGTAGCTGATAGCTTTGTAAACCAAGGCTTACTAAATAATGCACCACCAGCTAATCTAGTATTAAGCTGATTCTGTATTGCGTTACCACCTATGATAGAAGGTAATACTATAGAAGATACACGTCTGATGCCTTGGTGCATAGGATTGTCAAGCATTGTAACTTGATCGTACTTCTCGTCTATCTTGTTAAAGCCGGGTATAATTGTACCAGCTGCATCCAGTACGAAATCAGCTAGTCCTAGACCCGGTGCAGATAAACCTTGAAATGTATTATCTAATCTTTTAAGTGGGTTGTTAGCTTCTAGTGCTTGATTACGTTTGTTTTGTCTGACTTCATCAGTAGACATACCAAAATATTTCTGATTAAACTCTTCCTGTGCTTTGTCTCTTTCGTCTCCTTTTTGATTCCACCATGCTTCGTACTCATCTTTCATGGTAGTATGATTATCCTCTATAGATAAGTCTACAGAGCTATTACCAAACTTATACCCAAAAGGAGCAGGGTATACAGGCTGTGCTGATTTGGCTTCTTGTTCCTCTTCGACCAGTTCGCCGGGAACGTATGTTTCTTCTTCCATTAGTTCTGTAGCTGTTCTCTATTTTTAGCATTAAGTAGAAACTCCCATGCAGGCATATCAAACTGTGCTTCGATTGCGTCTACACATACTTGTAGAGCTTTTTGATCGTTTGATAATCCAGCTGCTCTGACTCCTAGTATCTCATCACACCATTTGTCAGCACCCCATTGCATGACTGCTTTCTTTGTTCTAGCATCTGCATCTACTGTGTTTTTTAATGTATTAACAAAGTCTTCTTTCTGTACACCTTGTAGTACACTCTCATCCATCAACTTATTTAACAGAGCATTGTTTGTCTTACCTGTCTTAAGTAAATTATATAAGTGTGTGTTGTTAATTGTAGGACTATTAGATCCCATATCAGCTGCAACTAGATCTACCAGTCCATTTACTCGTGACTGTCCTTTTGTATCACCTAGTGTAGCATCAATCTCAAAGCTAGATATGTTACCAAAGTTTTCTCCAGCAAATCGTGTAAATATAATTCTATTAGTTGCACCAGATTTACCTTGCTTTTGTTTAAATAAACCAGATCCACGAAATCCATCTTTGTCAAAGTTGACAAGAACACCGTTAACATATCCTAACTGTTTATCTATAGACTCTTTAGCACGTGAGTATCTTTCTTGTGGTGTACCATTACGGTCAGCTGCATAGCGTGACAGTAACTCAGATCTCATGTAGTCAGCCATAGTAGACGCTGATGGACCAGCAGCTTTATCTAAAACTCCGTCCTTCTCTACTTCGTCTATTGTAGCATCTGTAATCTTTTTGATGTGGTCATCTAAGTCTTCAAACTGTACACCTACTGCCTGTGCAAGACCATTAAGATCATCATAAATAAATCCTATCTTCTGCTGTTCGTCAGGTAGTGCAGCCCATGCGTGATATACTAATCGCATGTCACCATTTTTATATGCCTGTACGATTGTAGAACTTAATGTTTCAGCATTAATATACTGACTCTTAAATCCTAGACTACCAGCAAATAATTCTCTAGCATATTGATTACCGTTAGATGCTTCCCAGTCTGCAAAAAATGCGTCAGGATTTTCTTTGTAGTATCCCTCATTCATTCTCTGCTGATACTTAAGTGCATCAGTTTGTAATCTAGCTTTGTTGAGTGTTTCTTGATCTTTTTCTTTTTTTCTAAATCTTTCAGCAAAGTCATCAGCTAGTTCTTGTTTTAGATATGGAAACTTAGCAAGTATATGATTCTTAGGTGAATCTTTGTCAGCACCGGGTATAAGATATCCGTCAGGACTCTCAGGTGTGACACCCATAACATGCTCTAGATATGTCTGAAAGTCATTGTAGTTATCCATTTCACTCTTTGCCCATCCTACGATGTTAGCTCGAGTGTTAGGTACAATAGGGTTAGAGTATGTACCGTCTCGTTTCTGTATAGGTCTAGCATTAACGCTAGTTATAGCATCAACAAACAATGCGTTCTTTCTATTGTAAAATGCTTTCTTTACATTTTCGTATTCAGCATCACTGCTAAAATCTGCACGTGTAAACTTCTCACCACTTATAGCTTTAATACGTTCACTAAAACCATTTATAACTTGTGTGTTACGTTCGTAATCTTCTCCAAGTGTTAACTGGTGTTCAGCTGCAAAACCTTTTTGTCTGTATAAATTTTGTAGTTTTAGACCTAACTCAGACTTAGGGTTAATACCGTTTTGCTTCATAAATTCGTGAGCACGAAACTGATATAAACCTACAACAGTTTTTTTATTTAGAGGTATACCTCGTTGTTCAAGAAATTTTCTAAAATCACGTTCTTGACCGTCAAAAGTTTTGACGTGATTCATATAAACTATTTCTTTATTAACAGGATTATTAGACTGATTTACATGTGTTAAATAATCAAATCTTTGTTTAGCATCAATATCCCCAGTTTTTAAGTAATCCATCATATCTTCATATTTCCTGTTAGAGAAATCTAAGAAATCAGTTTTACTTAATAATTTTTTATAGACTTGGTTTGTGCTGCCAACTATACCTTTTTCTAATTCATCTTCATACTCAGCTATACCAGCTTCTGTCTGAAAGTAATCTATAGCATTTCCGATTGCTTTTTCTACATTAGCAGCAAGCGTAGGGGATAGCCTCCCCCACATTTTTGCTAGCTCTTGCTGTTCTTTTATCTTAACCTTAAAATTTTTTTGTTGTGTATCATTGTTACGCTTGAGTGCTGCCTCTCGTAACTTCTCAGGTGTTTCTACTTCTATTTGCCGTACAAGTTTTCTGTTAGCTTCTGCTGCTTTAGCAGCTCTATCAAGACCTGTACCGTAAGCTGCATCAAATAGTTTCTGTTCGTTCTTTCGTTTTTCTAAAGCTTGAGTCTGTGTTTGCGATTGAATCTGCATGGCTCGTAAGCCGTCGTCAAGTTTAGGTATTGCTTTACTTCCCCGAGCGTACTTGGTTAAGTATTTCTTTGTTGCCATTAGTTATAAATATTTGTAATGGATTTTGTATTGTTTGCAAACATACCACCGATTGTGCCAGCTATACTACTAATTGTTGTGCCCCATACCTGTGCAGATGCAGCTGATGGTGATACCATAGCTCCTCTTATAGGCTCAGGTCCAAAGTCATAATCTTCAAATACTCTTGGGTATAAGAATGTAGCTTGTGGTGTTGGTAATGGTGCAATAGGTTCTGGTAGTACGCCGGGGTCTAACATCTTAGCTGCGTATGCGTTAAGATCTTGTACCGTACGTTGTGTACCTATAGATTGTAATGCACTTCGTGATGCTGCTGTAGCATTGTCAAGAGATAAGTCAAGTAAAGATAAAGCTGTAGATGCTTTTAATGCTGCTACGCTTTTTGCTTTATCTACTGACCTACCTGTTTGACCTCGTGCTCTGATAGCACCTTCAGCTTCTATAGCTTCTAGGTACGCATCATTCTTCTGATATCTGTTTTCTGTTTCTATTTCCCGTAGCTGACGTCTCTCGTCCATACGAGCAGATCTTTCATTATCTGCATTAATACCAAGCTGATTATAAAATATATCTTCAGACTTCTGGTACATACGATTGTTTAGATCTTGCTCTCTGTCACGTATCTGTAAATTGTAATTATAAGTACGTAAGTTTGCTGCATCTTTATGTGCTGCGATTAGACCTTCTTGTCTAGCTCTCTCTTCTATTTCTTGTACAGCATAGTCACGTTTAGCAATCGCTGACTGCTTTGCCATGTCCCATGCTTCTAGGTCGTATTGATACTGAGCTTCGGTTGCAGCATTTTGTGCTTCAGCAGCATTTCTAGCTGCTCTATCTTGCTTTCTGCCACCTATAACTTGTAAGCCAAGCCCGACTATTGGGGCTATTATTCCTAATGGCATTATGTCCTCCTGTAAAATCTAGGTGAGTATATTCCTTCCCACATCATAGAGTTTAGAGAGACAGGGAACGGCGAATCGTTAAATAACCGTAATGTAAAGTTATCTGTTTTTTGGTGTATAGGTAATGTAAATATAGTATGATCTGATATAGCGATATCATTAGCTAAATAATCATCAGCCATAATAACTGGATTTAGATTATACCACTCATCAATGTATATAAGTATAGCAACACCGTCACCGGGTGCAGAGCTAAATGTAATTTTAGGTAGTGCACCAGTTCTGTCAACTGTAAATGCTGTAGTTACCACATTATTTAATTTAACTTTGATCTGGTCATCGTCTATATAATTTATATCTTCATTAATCCAAGGAAATACTGTAGTAGATCCATCACCTGTATATTCTTTTTTACCTTGACGTATACCTTTTGATCTTAATTTAAAACCCATAACTCCTGATAAACCTACAGCAAACTTCATACGAGCTATTGTAAGATTAGCAGTAAAGTCACTACGCTTCATTTCTTGATCTATTTTGTAATATGTCTTAGGCAATATAACATCAAAGTCAAACTTATATCCTACAATAACATCACTTGCTACACTTGTCAAGTTTTTAAATGGTACTTTAAAATATGTTTGACCACTTCTAGCACCACTAGATTCTACTACACGTTCTGGAGATATAGTAAATCCAGATTCAATAAACTGACCTGTAGCTGTAGTACCTTTAATTACTATCACAGGTGTTAGGTTTGTAGCATCGTTGTAAGGTATAAAACATTTACTAAAGTTACCAGCTGTATCAAACTCAACAGCACTAGCTGTAGCATATAAATCTATACATGGATTTAGTTTTTGACCATCGTTGTTAACAATAATAGCGTCGTCAGGACTCTGACTCAAGCTAGCTTTACTAAGTGTAAACTGTCCGCCCTGTTTTGTTACAGCAAAAAATTCATCAGAATCTGTTGCTATAGTTTGTACATTACCGGGTGCAAGCCAGTTAAACCATGTTTGTAGTTTTATATCTTTACCTTCTGCATACTGTCTAAAGAAATATATGTATCTTGTACTTTGTCCTGAGAATGCAATAAACTGGTTTTGAGCACTTGAGATTAATGTATCGACTGAGGATGGTATCCATTCGTTTACAACTCTACCGATGTCAGCTACCTGTGGGTTTTCGTTTTCTCCACGTGTAACCATAGCAAAGACACGAGTATAACTAGGTGTCTTACTGATAAAGTTAATTGTAGTACCAGTATCAACAGGGTCAATAATCGTATCCATCTCATAGTTAGCTATGGTACGTATCACTGTTTTAGCTGGTGTTAGTATACCATCAGCAGCTCCCATTAGAAACTGTTGGTTAGCACTAAATAGTACTAGACCTTGAGTAGATGGTAGTACACTATGAAGTGCAACCGGCTTAACTGTACTAGCACTAAGATCAATAGGATCTGAGTCTGTAATAGTTTGTGCAGATGTATGATAGAAATTAAAAAACTTAGCTGACTGACTCATAGATACTGTGTCGCCAGATAAAAAACCGAGTCTGTTGTTATGAAAGAATGACTGAGTTATTTTGTTACCTACAAATGATGGGTGTGTATTAGTTTCATCATCACCTACAGCACGTGCATCATATGTTACACGTTGAAATGTAAAATTATTTACACTTGTATTTACTAACTCATGCGGCATTGTAGCAGCATCTAATCCTGTAGATACAGCTGGAGATACAGCTTCTTCGTAGTAACCCGGTCCTGATGTACCATCATTAGCTACATATCTTAAAAAATAAGCTGATGTAAGTGCACCACTGTTAACAACTTTAACAACATGATTATGCACTGATTCACCGGGTAACTCATCTAATGTAGCAACCTGATCTTGAAATACATTTAACTGGTTAGCAAATGGTCCAGCTGAACCAGTTAATGTAAACGTAGCACCAGTACGTACTAGACGTAGATTATCTTTAAGTTTAGTAACTGTTAAGTTAGAAATACCTAAACCATCTATACGACTTTTTAGCTCTGTTAAAACTTGATCGTATGTTGTAGTGCTACCTGATGTGTATGCTGAAATAGGTTGACCAGCTACAGTTACATTATATGTAGTGTTAATAGATGTACCTGTAATTCTGATTGTACCTTGTCTGTTAGCATTAAATGTAGGAGCAGCTAAGGTATTTACTGTTGTAGTTTTGTTTGTAATTATAGACTTATCTTGTATTGTCAGTACGTCATAATCTGTACGTGCTCCTGTAAGGTACGCCTGTGCCCCTGTACCATACGTAACAGTAGCTGAGGCAAAGGTTACAGCGTTCCATATAGCAATGGCTCCTGTAGAGCCTCCTGACGCTGGTGTAATGCATCCTATATATTTTTCATTATCGGTTCTAGATATAAAGAACCACTTAGAGTTGTCATATGTAGTGCCAGTACCTAGATTTCCTATATGCTGAAACCCCGGTCTTTTTGTAAGACCAAAGGTTGGATCAGGATAGCCGTTGATACACTCCTCGACTTGACCGGGAAGTTTCTTATCATCAGATTGTCTAGATACTCCACCAAGATAATCGTCAACTCGCTGAGTAACTGCTGGCATTATCGTTGTAAAGCGTGAAATGGTTGATAGCTTTGGTAGAAGTTTTGGGAGTCTTGCGGATGACCAAACATAGTAAACTGCCCTTGGCTAGTTTCATACTCCGTAGCTAAAGCTCGTTGTTGTACTTCTTGTTGTTGTAGACGCGTGTACTGATCGTCGTCACCAACAATTCTACCAGACACAATAGTAGCTGCTCTGGCTTTGATGTAGTTTTGTACTGGTTCTGGTAAATCTATAAAATCAAATTCCCAGATTACGTCACATTCAATAGGACTATATGTCCATTTGTATGTGTGGTTCTGTCTGTCATATAATTTACCACTTCTACGTACAGCATGGTAGGGTGAGTTCTGTGCGTTTTCTGTAAGTTTAATTTGTATTACATTGTTAGGTATAAGTATTTCATTATTAACATCTTTGTTAAATTCGTAGTGGTACTCCTTGTTGAAAGTCCATCCTTCAGATTGTACCTCTCGTGACACCTGTAACAGGGTAGCATAGGCAATCGCAACTTCCGGGTTGGTTTGGTCTAGTGTAGTTACAGGAGCCTGACCACAGGATGTAAGTATTTGATTAATAGCTGGCAACTCTTGGGCTGCGTTTGTGGTTGGAAAAGGCATAATAAAAAAGGGGAGCCGAAGCTCCCGTATAAAAAATAAAAATTAAGCGTTAGCTGGATATGATGTACCGAATGCAGCGTTACCTGTAGATCCAGTAGCAGCACCAGCGATTAACTCAACGCAAGCAGCAGGGTTTAAGAAGTCTGCTCCCATTGCGAGTCTACCTAGGATTACATCACCTTGGTATACTACGGATACATCTCCAGATGTGATCTGAACTTGTGGTCCGATTGACTCTACAACACCAGCGGCTTCCTTCTGGAAGATTAGTCCGCAGCTGTTAGCGAAGTCTGTAGCATTACCGTAGTTGTTGTTGATACCAGTTACAGAAGCTCTACCGTCTTCAGCTGTTTCACCAACGAATGATCCTACGTTTCCGGGGCTTGTTACACCGGGGTTTGTTGCAGATGCAGAACCGTACTTAGTACCGTATGAGCCGAAGAATGGAATGTTCATTGACTTGTAGATCTTGATGCCTGCAATTTCAATGATACCTTGTCCTGACTGTAGTGCAGTACCTTGTGTATCTCTGTTGATAAGACCGTTAGAACCAACACCTTGTATTAATTCGTAATATTGTCTTGGGTTCAACACAGCAACACGTCCTTCAGAGCTTACTCCTTTCTCGTCTAGTGCAGCAGCTGCATCATAGAAAGCGTTGATTAGAGAAGCTGGAACGTATGCGTCAGATGCTTGGTTGTTTGTACCAACTCTGATTTGTGTTCCGCCGGGCTCGACGAAGTTTGTTTTAGAAATTGGAGAAGCTTGTCTAGCACCTTTAGCGATAGCTCTAAAGATTAGTCTATCATATTTCTGTGCAAGAGCATATCCAATCTTCTTGGAAATTTCACCACGTAATTCGTAGTGAGCAAGTGTCTCGTCAAGTTCATAGACGAAAGCACTAGAGATTAGAAGGTCATCAATAGTGATGGTCTTCTCAGCTACTGGAGGTGCTCCATCGGAGTTACCTAAGATGCTGTTTCCGGGTACATGGTACTCGGCTTTTGTGTGTCCAGTGTAGACGAACTGAAGTGACTTACCGTTTGTAAGTGTTCTCTTCATTACAAGGTCTCTAGCGATTGCGTTATGCTGGAAGCCTTTGAACATCTCTCCACTGAACAACTTTAAATATAGTGCACGTGCGTCGTTTGCACTATTCAGTTGACCCGGGCGAGTTAAACTCGTGGTCAACGTGCTATTCTGTTGAGCCATTGATATGGATTAGTTAAGATTGATATTGCTTAGTACTAATTTTTCTCGAGATTTTTTTGTGGTCTATCCCACCGTCTAGACGGCATGAGGTATCCGGCGTACCGGGCAAATGCCAATGGCAGGGGAGTCCGACTCTGAGGTGCTCCCCGGCTGTTTAGTAAGAAGGAATCTCTAGTTGAGCATCTTCTTTTTTTTCTTCAGTTTTGTTTTCTGGTTCTGGAGCAGGGTATGTCTCAGGTGTTAACCTTGTGACTGCTGCTCTCATAACCGAGCTTTGATGTGCCATTACTTTACAATTTTAGTATAAACAACACCACGGTAAACGTAAGTTACTGTCATAGTCTCCTCCGATACCTAGCCCCCGTTCCATGACTAGATTGCATGCGTCGCAAAGCGATGAACGGACGTCGGAGTTAGCCAAACATCCACGTGTTAATAGTATATCTTAAAGTCCCATTCTGTGGACTAGATACTTCATGCGGATGTGTATAAGTAGCAGGGAAAATTATTGCATCACCCTGCTTTAACTTTACTTTGTAATTTTGAAGAGGAAAGTTAAACACTCCACCTTCGTAATCACTGTTAAGAGCTATGATAATACTTATTGTTCTTGCTTTACCAACTTTATCTGGGTCAATAATACTATCAATATGAAGTCTAGTTGCTCCATGTATTTCTCTTAAGTCATAACCACTATCTGAGGTGCAATATAAATAAGGATTATCTTGTATAGCTCTGACTACTATTTTATGAATAACTTTTATCAATTTACTATCTATATCAGGAAAAAACCTAGTTTCAATATAATCACACTTTACATTACGACCTACAGCATAATCCTGTTTAAGTAACAAAGGTGTATTTTTATGATCTTTGTAAAGTTTAATAAGTTGATTGCAAAAGTCTGGTTCTATTGAATCTTTATAAACAAAGATCCCTGTATAATTAGCTGGTGTTTGAGTGGATAGTTCGACCATTAACCTACCACTGGTGCAGTTAATGCTACGTTTGTAGACTCAGCTGATGCTAAGTCGAGTGGGAAGTTGTGAGCATTACGCTCGTGCATTACTTCAAAGCCAAGGTTAGCTCTGTTTAATACATCAGCCCATGTTGGAACGATCTTGCCGTTTGCGTCAACGACGGACTGGTTAAAGTTAAAACCATTAAGGTTGAAAGCCATGGTGCAGATGCCCATCGAGGTGAGCCATATGCCAACCACGGGCCAAGTAGCCAAAAAGAAATGTAAGCTACGAGAATTATTAAAAGAGGCATATTGGAAAATAAGTCTACCAAAGTAGCCATGTGCAGCTACAATGTTATATGTTTCCTCGTCTTGACCAAACTTGTAACCATAGTTTTGTGAAACCTCTTCCGTGGTCTCCCGAAGGATTGAGGAAGTAACAAGGCTTCCGTGCATAGCACTAAACAAAGAACCACCAAACACGCCCGCAACTCCGAGCATATGAAAGGGGTGCATAAGGATGTTGTGCTCCGCTTGGAAGACAAACATGAAGTTGAATGTTCCACTGATACCTAGGGGCATGCCGTCAGAGAATGAACCCTGACCGAATGGGTAGACAAGAAAGACTGCAAGAGCTGCGGATAGTGGTGCAGTATATGCAACAAAGATCCATGGTCTCATGCCAAGTCTGTATGATAGTTCCCACTGTCTACCAGCATAAGCTGCTACTCCGATTAAGAAGTGGAAGACAACGAGTTGGTATGGGCCGCCGTTGTATAACCATTCGTCCATGGTTCCGGCTTCCCAAATTGGATAAAAATGTAGTCCGATTGCGTTAGAGGAGGGGACGACTGCTCCTGATATAATATTGTTTCCGTATATTAACGAGCCAGAAACAGGCTCACGTATGCCGTCTATGTCTACAGGCGGTGCTGCGATGAAGGCGAGTATAAAACAAGTTGTTGCTGCTAATAAGCAAGGGATCATAAGTACACCAAACCAACCTACATATAGGCGGTTCTCTGTGCTTGTAACCCATTGGCAAAATCTTTCCCAGTTGCTAGTGCTAGTACCTCTTGTTACAGAGATAGCTGCCATTAGAATATACCGGGTATAATTTGTCCTGTTGTAGCATAAGCTCCTACAGCTGCTACGAATCCGAGCATTGCTGCCCAGCCATTAAATCTTTCTGCTTCTGGTGACATTAGTTTTCGTTGTGGTAATAGTTGTATGGGTGGTTCGTTTGGGTAGATGTTTTCTCTACCATCCGTATCGGTGGTAATCATTTTTTCTTTCTCTTATAAGGTTTAGCGGTCTTTGCAGCCCGTCTAAAGTTTGCTGCTGTTGGAGCACCCTTTGATCCGGGTTTCCTCATCTTTTCGCCAGAGCCAGCAGCGATTCTCTTTCTCTTAGCGTGTATGTTTGCGTACAAGCCTCTCTTAGCCATTAGCGTTTTTTGCCTCCGTGTTTGCAGCCACACTTGCTGCTCTTTTTGGTTTTCTTTTTGTATGCCATTAGCATTTCCATCGTCGCATAGCAAGTGCCTTACGTGTAGGCTTGCCGTTCTTTCTCATAGGACCCTTCATGCCTCTAAAGCGAGCACAAAACGAGCGTTTGCGTGGACCACCTCCGGGCTGTGGAGCCTTGAGGTTGGAGCCGGTAGCCCTATTGTATTTTTTTCTACCGGCTGCGGTGAGCCCTCCCTTGCGGCTCTTGTGTACGCCAATCTTAAGGGAGACGTTTTTCTTTTTAACTGCCATTATACTTCATCAAGTAAATCATCCATGATGTCAAAGCCTCCTCCGAGTCTACCTGTGTCAGGATCATAAGGCTCTTCTGCCATATCTCTGAAAGCATCTCTTCGAGCTGCCTCATCATAAATAGTTAACTCTTTGTTTTTCTTTTTTTTCTTAGCAATCATCATACCTTCATTAGGTATCATGACTCGATCTGGTCCTCCTTCTGGAATCAGATCACCATGAATAGCAGGGTCATATCCTCCTGTTGGTATTAACTCACCATCCTCAAGATAGTAAGCTTCTCCACTTAAATCTACGAAGGCTCCACTTGTAGTAGTAAATCCACCTCCGGGAAAGTTAGGAACTCCAGCTAAATCTTGTCTACTAGGCATAGGTGATTTACCGGGTAGATATGGGCTTGATGGTACTCCATCTTTACCCGGTGCAGGGACCCTTTTGTTAGGGTCATCTTTAGGTAGAGGATCTGCCATAGCTAGCCCCGGCTCTCCTCTGCCATAGATAGATAATATTAGATCCTCTTGGTAAGACATTATTTTTTCTTGAGTATTTTTTTACGTACTGCTGGTGGTAATTTAGACATGCCTTTGTTCATCGTCTTTCCACCCTTCTTTGGTGGTCTACCTTTCTTACTGCCGTAAGTACCTTTGCCCATTGGCATAATTTTTTTCTCCTAAAAATTTACGTTTGGTGATCTATCTAGTTTCTCCATAATATCTCTACGATATGCTGGATCTTCGTCGTAACGTGGGTCAGCCATAGCTTTGACAACTTCCTGTTGGCTACGGAACTGATCGTTACTTTGTCTTGGTGCTTTACCTTGTACCATATTTCCGTCGTATCCTATTGCATCATTGTATGCATAGGCTAGTGATCTGACTGCAAAGAACGCAGCAAGTGGATCGCCACGCTCCATGACAGCATCAAACATTTTAACCTCTTGTTCATTCAGAGATTTCTGTGCCCAGTCTATCATGTTAGAGTAGTTCTGTTCTCCACCTACTATACCTTTCAGTTCTTTTATGTCTGCTTCAGAAAAGTCACGAGCAGCTGGTTGTTGCTCTTCTTGCTTTTGTCTATAATCTAAGTAAGCATTGGCTATATCAGTAGGAGACATTTCATTGATCTCCTTGGTTAGCTCTTCACTAAACTCATTACCTGATGTAGCTTCTTCCCACATTCTATCTAATACACTAACTTCGGCTGGAGCTTCTGACTTCTCCTCTTGTGCTTCTTCTTGTGGTGCTTCATTTTTTGTGTTAAGCTTTTGTTGTAACTCAAGATAACCTTTCTCTAGCTCTTGAGCATTTTTATACTTACCAGCTAGTAGGTTGTCCTGAGCTTCTTGCATCTGCTCACCAACTTGTAAGGAGTCCTGTTCTTCAGCAGAGAGATTGTCAATACTTGTCTTCTCTACATTAGGCTCCATCGTTAATGTTTCTGCCATTATAATTCTTCTGGTGGTTGTTGTTGTTGTGCCATATTCTGGTTCTTACTTGGATCTAGCATTGGTGCTTTCATCAGAGCTGGTGTGCCCTTGATAGCTTCGAGTTCTGCTTGCTGTTGTGCTGCTTGCTGATCTTCTTGCTGTCTTTCTTCTACACTCTTCACAAGATTTAGTACGTCTATACCCTGTGCTGCTGCTAGTCTTTTGATAACCTCGTCTGGATTTATGTATGTTGAGATAGCTTCTGGTCCCATAGTAGTCGCTATGGTTTGTAAGAAACCACCTAGTGCTTGTACATCCTGACCTCTACCTAGACTATTAATACCAGCTACAATGATAGGCTTGACCATACCTTTTGGTATACGTGGTATTTCACCTGTCTTCTGGAATATGCTAAGTTTTCTATTGAGATAGGGTACTAGGAACTCAACCGTGAGCAATCCGAAGAGCCCACCCAACTGTTGTTCTAGTTCCATTTGTGTCATGCGTACTTCTTCTGCGGTTGTACGTTCTGACTGCCTAACGGACAGGATTAGGAACGCTTCGTTCAATCGCTTCTCGAGTGTCTGCATGTGCTGCAATGCCGTAGCAAAGTCAGCTGTCTTACCGACTTGTATAACACCTATGTCATCTGGTCTACCTTGTACGATAGCACCATTTCCAGCTGCTGCTAGCGTCTGTGGTTTGGTTGTAGATGATGGTGATACAGTAAATACAACCTTAGCTGCTGCTGCACTACCTTCTACTATAGCCTGTGACAATGCTTCGAGAGACTTAAGATCTCCGATAAACTGTCCGACTCTGCCTCTACCATACGCTTCTCCATCTACTGTATTAAATCGTAGTGGTAGCCATGGTGTGCTATCGACTGGTGCCTTACCATTTGTACCGGGTATACGTTTGTCGTGTACTTCTTGATGCCATACAAATCTGTTATTGTCACGCTTGCAATGCGTGTAGACATCACATTCATGCGTGTCTGGATCATCTCCTCCTAACATTTCTTTTGTAATCTCAAAGTTAGGAATAAGTTTGTTATTGATTCTTTCTTTTGTAATAATTTCAATCACGTCGCCGTTGCCGTCTCGTTCTATCACGTAGCGATTAAGAGGGTAAAGCTTTAGTCCTGTCTTGCCCATAAAGATAAGAGCATTACCACCTACAACTAGATGTTGTAATGCTTGGTGTATTACTACACGATCATCTGATGCAGCGATAGCGTCAAGAATAGTACGCTCTATCTTTGCAAAGGATAAGTCAAGTTCTGATTTTACCTGTGGCTCAAACTGTTCACCTAACTGAGATTCATCTAGCTGTAGCTTAAAGAAGCTAGTCTGTGGTGGTACGAGTGATAGCGATAGCTTTGATGCTAAGGCTACCACTCCTTTAGCCCCCACGGACTGCCAAGGTGTCTTCAGTTGTTTCATACCTTTGTGATCCTCCTCGTGACCACGGATAAGATATGGTAATGTAAGTTTTGTTGCGTCTTCTGCTTCGGTCAAAAACTGGGAACGATCGCTGGATAAACTATCATACCTAGATTTTGCTGTCATTGTTTATGCATATTGTGAGAAATAATCTCTGTTAAATGATGTTCTAAAAGTTCTTCTTCTTGGGGGTGTATATCTTGGTCTGAACTGAGCCGATAAGTTATTAAACGTATTCTGATATGATTGATTCTGTATATCAGCTAGCCTGTTTGGATCTGTGCCTAGTTGTTGTGGTCGCGACTCTGGTATTAGTGGTAGTTCTACTTCGGCTGGGTTTTGTAGTTGTGGTACCCTACCAACTGGTGTGTTAGAACCTCGTGTTATGCTGTTTCCCCGAGTGTTTCCGATACGTCTGAACGGGTTAATACCTCTAATAATTGAACCGGGAGTAGGCTGACCTCCAGCTCCTATCGTACGTAGGAAACGTTGTGATGCGTTAAAAGTAGGTGAGCTTGGATCTCTTCCAGTATTAATAATGTTAGATGCTAAGTCAAGTGCGTTGTTAGTACCCGGTACGTTACCAGTTACTACATCTCGACCTTGATTAGATAGTACGAAGTTACCTAAGCCACCAATAATACCCATCTCTTTTCTATTGATGCCTTTAATTTTATTTTCAAAGACTTTATTTCCCTGTCTATCTGTACCCATATACTGTTTAAAGTTTGGGTCTGAGGCATATCTTATTTTAGATCTTAAAGATAACTGTGGATTTTCTTTCTGTTGGAAAGCTAATCTTTTCATAAAGTCTGCTTTAGGATCATCAGCTTTAAGTATATTAGATACAACCTTGCGGTTCGCTTTCGGATCAGTGCTTAGTTTATCATAACTATCTTGAGCAAGACTAGCAGTATCACGTAGTCCTTTTTGGAAACCTTCTCCACCATAATTAGCTAAGGCTTCACTAACATCTTGATTCTTATCTAAGGCACTGAGTGTCTTGATTACTCTTTTACTACTATCAGGATTTAGATTTGCTACAGCATCAAGAGGTTTATCTTTAAATGATTTGGCAAAGCTTGTGCTTGTAGCCAAGTCTTCCATGCTTAGTTTCTTACCTGTAGTACTAATATTTTTAGCTGTATTTTGAAGACCTTTTAGACTAAGTTTGCCACCCATATTCATACCTAAGTCAGACATGTTTTGTCTAAGTGTACCAAACGAATCAATACTTGAAGTTAATCGTTCACCAAATGGTGTTGTTCGACCACCTAGTCCATCAAGATCAGTACCAACTACTGCATCAACAGCACCAAGTGCTCTACTGGTTAGAGATCTTCCAGTGTTGCTTGGTGTTTCTCTACCAATATTTAGACCACCAGTCTGAGTATCAGTAGCCTTAGCTTGTTGTGCAGCTGATAGTCCTGTTGCTGTACCAAGTATAGCTGCTGATCCTCCAGCTGTTGGACCTGTTTTTAACATTCCCGGTGTAAATGCTTTAGCAATAGTTAACGGACCTACACCTGTGATACCAGTCTTAGTCAGAGTTGGTCGTACTCCAGCATTAAACGCTGAGTTCCTTAGAGTCATCTGACTCACCTCTTGACCTAACCCTACCTTATTTAATCTACTAGCTGCACCTCCTGTGAAAGCTGCTGGTATAGCAACCGAACTAAAGTTTCTTAACTTCTGTAAGTTTGCATCTTGAAACTTAGGTAACGTAGGTACGTTAGGTATCTTTTTACCAAAACCAAGCAGCCCTTGTGGACCCATGTTTTTAAATGCGTTAACCAGACCTACGCCAGAATCTACCAAGCCAGCACCTTGTGCAGCTACTCTGTCTGCTGGATTAAATCTGTTACCTTGTAAGGTAGCGTTTGGTCCGAACGTCTGCTTAAGGGCATTGACATAAGGTTTAGCTGTTAGATAATCACTATCCCTATATGGTCTTGGTCCTGAGAATGCTCCCACTCCTCTAAAAGTAGGGTTGCTAGGCATAAATCTACCTTGCACTGACTTCTGACGTTCAGCCTGTTCTCTACCAGCTTTACTAATACCAAACGAACCAGCTGGTACAGTGTTACCGTACCTAGCAATATCTTTAGATATCTGTACTGATGTATCACTTTTTGGTGAAGCAGAGCTGTATCCCTTGACACTGTAGCCTGCTGCTTCGATTCGTTTCTTTTCTGCTTTACTAAATTTAGTTTTCTTACCACCAAAGGTTTGCACTCTGGTTTGTTTAAACTTTTGGTGCCGTTTTTTGGCTGCTTGTTTATGTGACATTACTCATCTTTACTGATTCGTTTGTTATACCACTCGACCACCGAGCGTTGACCGGCTAAGTACATGACTTCGCCGATGCTCTGCTTCGGATGTGGATTCACAGGTGGGAAGTTTTCTTCTAGCTCTACTTGTATAGAACTAATGGTTGGTCCGATGATGGACTCAAGCATATTGTGGGAGGTTGGTGTTTGCATGTTCAAAGAACGCTGGCATACGAGCTGCTTTTGTGTCTGAGAACTGCGGGGCTTTGCCCTGATACATTAACTGATCGCTCGCATCCAGCCAAAATTTTTTCGCTAAATATTTATCAGTGTGGTTCTCTCTTAGGGGTTGTAGTACCCAGTGTATAGTTGCCTTCCGAAGCTTATCCAAAGAAGTGCTAGGAACAAGACCCAACTCAGCACATACGAGACTATTTGTCGCAACGTGTATTTGTTCATCTCTGGATATATCAGCTGATACTGTTCTGAGAGCAGCGTCACCAAGAAAGCGAAACATAGGTAGTAGAACAAAAAATATAGCTCGTTCTGCAACGAGAGCTTTGGTAATAGTGTGGTCAGGGTGTGCAATCCAAGCATCTCTTAACCTCTTTGCTTCCAGTTCAGCTTGGGGATCAGCCCCATGGGCGTCAACAATGAAGCCCAAAGCGAGATCATGTTTAATCTCGTCTTGTACGTTTGACTCAAGAAGTGTCCTCGCTGCTTCCGGGACTTCTTTCTCCAGACCTTGAGAAATAAATTCTCCAACTGGTAGCTCCATATGACGTATTGCGAGTGCACGTTTGATGGTTTCTTCAGCACCTTCTTTCAGTACTCCTTTTGTAGGTTGGACTGGTGTCCATGTTCTTTTTCTGTTTTGTAATTTTATGTAGGGGTTCATTGTTGGCAGTCACATGTAATTTCATTTGTATTCTTTTCTAATTCTACAATGCTTGCCAAGTAATCTTGTACGTCAGTATCTCCTAACGCTGCGTAAGCATCAGACTTATCCTGAACGTCTCCCATTACCTGAAGGCTGTAGTACAACGAGGTTTGTGGGCTTCCTAGCCACTCCTCTATAAATGCTTCACTGTATAAAACTACATCGCTCCAGCTGTTGAAGCTGTAGCCATGAAGCAATCCTGTCCTATCGAGCATCGTCATGATTTCGTCTGCTACACGCTTGTATGCGTCCCATCCTACTTCACTTGCTATCTCAACGTCTCCATAGTTGACTCTCTCTACTCCGAACTCGCCGGAATCTCTGTCAACCTTTCTTGCTATTGGTGGTGCTATCTCGGGTGTGCATGTAAAGCCGTCTAGGTCTCTACTGCGATAGCTACAGCTGGCAGTGGGTGCAATAGCAAACGCCCTTACCATATTGTTATTGTGTGCTACTTGTGCCGCTTCAAAAATCGCTCTGTCCAAGGCAACAGCCGCCATACCGGCTTCGTTGGTTGCACTATATCCTCTGTTGACAAGGCGGAGGGCTTCTCCGAAGTCTTTGTAGCTGATGTTGTATCTTCTGAGGAAGTTGGCAAGACCGAGCATTCCGAGCCCAACTTGTCTGTCGACTTCTGGGGTAAGGTACTCTCCAGATTCTCCAACGCCTGTCCGACTATGGAGATCGCACAACTCGGACATGCCTGATACGAAAGCCTCTTGTAGGTTGTCGAGTGTACAGGCACCGAGATTGACATGCTGTAACAAGCAAGTTCCACGTGAGGGCAAGTATACTTCAAGGCAGACGTTCCCATAGATACGCTCCCCGGTATTGGGGTCGTGTTTGATTTTGTTGAGCCAAACATCTCCTGATTTGATTCCATAGATTAGTGCATCCTTTGTAGTTTGATCTGCAAATGCCCACATCTCATCATCAATGTCGACACATCTCTTGACCCAAGGTAGCTCAGATCTTGTTGCTGTTATAAAGTCTACCACATCTGGGTGTGATAGATCTAGGTGCAATACGATAGCACCATTTTTGTAAGCTCCACCTCTACGAAGTACCTCGTTGAAGGCTGAGTATATTTTGCCAAAGCTGACTGGGCCAGTAGCCACAAGTCCTTTGTCATTTGTATGTCCGGCTGGTCTTAGCTTAGACAGGTGGATTGCACAGCCTGCACCATATCGTAGTGCATGACTTGCGAACCTCCAGCTAGCTTCGATGCCGTTGGGACCTTCCATGCTGTCTTCAACAACGAAGGTCGTGCATGATACAGGTAGTCTTGAATGAGGATCGTCGATCCAAGATTGTACCCGTCCAGTGCGGGAGATTAGTTCTGGCATTTTAAATAATAATACTGTTTTCTATTAAATCTTTGAGTGCATTTGTTAATGCGAAGTTCTGTCTTTGTAAAGCAAGGAAGACAGTCACAACGTCCTCCTTCTTATCATAATGTTTACGTAAGTTATCTTCAATCACTCTCATCTTGAACTGTTGCTCCATTGTTAATAGCAAAGGCTTCTTGGGGCGTCCAGAGTTTGGGTGTTTGTTCTTTGGTATCATAGTCATCTATGGTAAGTATTCTGGCTAGCCTTGCATTCAAAAGGGCGTCGTCTTCGGTCAGTCCTTTATCAGTAAATGCTTTCACAACTGTTGACCAGTTGTAGCCTTCTTTATTGAACAGTGTCTCTGCTCTCTTGACTCCGATGCCCGGTACTCCACTGTAGCCATCAGTCTGATCGCCAGCTAGTGTCTGTATCAAGTGCCACTGTGCACCCTCTTCAGCGGTGATGTTTTTAGTGGTTTCGAGGTCATATAATTTACCGGGTATCTGTCTCATGTCTTTGTCAGGAGAGACAATAATATTACCGGGGTGTTGTGTAGCGTAGATACCCATAGCATCATCAGCTTCCAACTCTCTCATAATTATTACGTTGTATTGTATCTTTAGGTTAGATATTACACGTTTGTAACCACAGGGCTTCTTTCTGTTTCGATGACCTTTGTAATCTGGGGAAATTTTTTTCCTAAAATTTTTGGTGTCTGAAAAGAAGAGTATAGGTTCATGTAGATTGTAAAACTGAGAGCTTATCTTACTAATCTCATTTGTAACTGCTTTGTAAGCGTCACTAAAGTTAGATGTCACAAATATAACATCTTCCCCGTAGTCTATTTCTGTTTCACAGGCTGCACAGCATTTATATACTATGAAGTCTGCATCTATTAGTAAATTCATGGTGGTTTAGTGTACGTCAGCCCAAGTCTGTCCAATCTTAGCTTCAGCTGCGATGGGGCATCTTAGGTTGTAATATTCGCCTGCCATTTTGGCTGCAAGCTCTAGCCATTGTGCAAGTTGTTCACAATCACGCCTATAACATTCATAGTTTAGTTCGTCATGTATGAACGACAGCTGGTGACCGTCAGGTGGTAGGCACTTGTTTATGGTGACCATCCATCTCTTGGCGATCGTCGCTGCTGATCCCTGTAGGAGGTAATTGAGAAACTTATGCCCTTTGTCAACGCCGATACGACGACCGTCGATGGCGTTTGCATAACCTCTCTGACTACACTTCTGACAAGCCTGTAGCAGCTCCGCAAGACCCGGAATGGCATCCACATAAGCCTTACGTATATCCGCTCCCTTTCGTGCAGCGGCTTCTTCGGGTAGTAACTTATCAAAGCTCCTCCCTAGTTTGATGTTCCCGGCACCGTAAAGGAAGGCGTAGGTAACTGTTTTAACTTGTCTTCTAGTAATTCCGATCCTTTCTGCATTGGTTTGGTGTATATCTCCTGTTGTAAGGATTCGAGCATAACGTCCTTTATCGTATCTGGCGAGGTAGTGGGCGAGCATCCTGAGCTCAATACCACTAAGATCGGCACTGACCAGAACTTTAGTAGGTGTAGCTTGAAATAGTTTTCTAAATCTTTCGTCACTTGGTACTTGGGCTAAATTTGGTTTTCTGTGTGCACATCGAAATGTGTTGGTGGCAACTGAACAATGGTGATGTATCCTGTTACACGTCGTAACAAGCTTCTGCCATGCGTTCACGCCTTCCGAGATCATCCCCAATTTCTTGGTAATATCGAGACATCTCAGAAACAAGAGGGCTGTCTCCGACCCAATATCTTTCAATACTGTCTCGTCTACGACTGCTTTGCCTGTGGCAGTGAGTTGTGTCGGTTTCCAGTTCTCGTGGGTCTTCAGTATCCATGCTATGTGGTCTCTTGATGTTGGGTTAAGCTGTTTAAGTTTTGTAAATGGGCATCCTTGTATGTACCCTTGTGTCCTGTTATTTCGCTTAGGTGTAAACATTGCTCCAGCAACGAACCCGTATTTTCTGCGTAATACTTCTGTAGCTTCTTCCATTTCTCTTCGCAGAGTTGATTCGAGCTCGTATGCGGCTTGTTGGTTGAAATACCATCCATGTTCTTCTTGTCGTTGTAATATGTGTGCGACTTGGTGTTCTAGTTGAACCCAGTCAGGTAGGGCTGGAAATGTTGGCATAATTTATTTGTAACAATAACGTCTTGTTCGCAATAGTCCTCCATCTCCTTGCTCCATTCCAGCCAGTCGGAAGTCTCTCCAAAGTTCCCCTTGTATTCTCCCAACCTGTAGCCGTATGACTCCAAAGAGTGGCGACCATACAGTTTGGTAGGCATACCTTTGTGCTGTGATCTTCTGTCTGTATTCAGCATGTCAGCATGGTATAGCCTTGATAGTATAAGTGTATCTACAATCACACCCTTTGGTTCAAAGAAAGGGTAGATGTGTTTTATCACTGGCAAGTCAAAGCCAATGATGTTATGTCCTATAATAGTATCAGCGGCTTCTAGATACTGAACTCCTCTGATTATAGGGTCTGTCATTCCTGTGTCGTTATATCTTGTGATCTCACCTGTCTCATAGTCCATCGTGACTAGGCAGTGGATCTCTTTATTTCTTGCCGTTATCGGCGTTGTTTCTAGATCGAACAGGAGGGTGATAGGTTTTGTCTTTGAATTGTGCTCTGTCAATCTGTCTCCTAGTGGGTGGGTTAGGTTTAATTAGCCTAGAAGTCGACGGTTGGGTCAAACTCTGGCTCATCCTTGGTCGTAGTTTCATAAAAGTTAGTAGTGGATAGGTCGTAGGTCAATCTCGTTGCGACGCCAACTTCTCCCGAATATCGGTTTTTAAGAACTCTAACAGTTGTAATGTTGTTAGCATCTTCGCTTTGTTGGTCTCTCTCCAGAGCGATGACTGTATCGCTGATTTGAGAGATCGAATGAGAGCCTCGTAGTTGTCCGAGGGATACACGTCCTCCCTCCTCGTGCGAATTACTGTCACTGTTTGATCTCCGTAAATGTGATACTAAGTATAGTGTAATGCCTGTACGTTCTACCAGACTTCTTAGTCTAGTCATAGTAGAGTCAATCATACGTCTTTCATCGCCGTCAAGTCCTGACAGCAATATGCTCAGGTGGTCTAGGAATATAACACGACATTCCAATCCACTGGCAAGGTATTCGATCCTGTTGTAAATAACATCCGGGTCAAAAGAGCCAAAGCCATCAAAAAGATATACGTTCCAATTAGCAAGCGTTGCATCAAATGCCTCCTTTAGTTCTTCTGGTTCATGTTCTCCAATGTGGAGTGCTTTACCTACAGCAGCTGACATCAAGCCAAGTGCTGTACGTTTGTTGTTTGCTTCGAGCTCTAGTATACCAACAGTCTCTCCCTTCTGGCAGAGCTTGGATGCTATCTCTCTTACAAACGATGTCTTACCACTACCTGTACCAGCAGTGATAGTTATAAGTTCGCCATATCTTATGCCATGTAGCTTCTCGTTCATACCCTTGAATGGATACTCCCATACTGCTTCCTCTGTTGGTGCAGTTACTACATCAAATAGACTCTTACCATCTATGATTCCGTCTGGTCTGTATGGCTTGGCGTCCCAGATGGCTTTTCTAATGCAGTCAGTATCTCCAGCTTGGAGAGCGTCTGAAGCATCTTTGTAATTGTCGAGTCGAGCAACCTTAACCCTACCGGCGGGGAGTATTCCCGAGGCAAGTTCAGTGGCCGTACGCCCTGCTTCATCGTTGTCGAAGAAGAGGACGATCTCTTGGTATCCCTGTAAGAATGGGATTGCTTTTTGGAGGTCTTTCTTGGCACTTGCCGCACCATGAGGTAGGCTGACCATCGGCCAACCTGACATAACCTCATAACAACTGGCGGCATCTAGTTCTCCTTCTGTAATTACTATTCTCTTTCCGGAGGTTGGGAAAAGATGCTGTCCAAAGAGCTGATCTGTTCCTTGACCTTCGTAGTGAAATTCTTTCTTCTTTGATTTAATTTTGAATCCAACAACTTGGCCGCTATCATTATAGTATGGGAAGCGGAGTGTGTTTCCATATCTGTAAATACGGTAGAACTGGTTGGTGGCTTCGCTGATTCTTCGTTTGTGCAGCTGTTCAGCTGATCCGAGGAATTGTACTCGTTCATTTGTATTCATTCCGGTGTGGGTGTGTGTCCAGTCTTCTGCTGGAGTATATGTGTGGCACGAAAAACAGAACGTGTGTCCGTCAGAGTAACGTGAGTTAGCATCTGACGAGCCACAGTTAGGACATGGTTCATGTGCCACAAATTCTGATTCTGTGTTCATGTTAACCAATCTATGGGGATTGCGTGTGCTGCTGCCCACTTGATGCCATGCTTTTCACACCATTGGGCATATGTTGTTTTGGATTTCTTGCTGATCTTATTAAAAGGAGCTTGAAATATCATTCGTAAGTCCAAGTCAGGATTGTCTCGCATGACTGCCTTGATCTTACGTCTATCTTCTGAATCCCAATAGCCCTTAGTCTCTAGCATTACACCATTGACTAGGACAAAGTCAGGATTGTAGTGATGCTGTATGGTGTATGCTACCTTGTGAGTCTCATACTCATACTGAGCACCTACTTGGTCGAGTACCTCTGCGACACTCTGTTCGAGTTTAGACCTAAAAGTCTTCTTCTTCTTCGTCATCAGGTACTGGTGCAGTAGTTACTGGCTTAGGTTCAGTAGTTCTGAAGCCTTCAGTAGTACCGAACATGTCGGCTACAGCTGCTTCATCCATGCTGTCTGTATCAACAGCTGCTCCTTCACCTACAGCAACAACTTGTACGCCAAGTAGTTTAAGAGAACTTCCATAGGTAACGCCATCCCTGAGTATGTATGGCTTCTGAAAGAAACCAAGTTTAACTGTAGATCCGCCATATAGAGGTGTCTTCTTATCTGTGATCGGTGTACCCTCAGTGTCGACTACACCGGGTCTCTTGTCCTCTCCCCACGAGAACTTAATTTTGTATTTACCTTCAGCTACCTCTTCCCATGGTGTTGGCTTGAGTGTAGCTCTCTTTGGGTTCTTCAACTTGGACTGTGCCCATGTAAGGACAGCTTGTCTCTCAGTCTCAAGTGCGTCGATTACATCTTCGCCAACAATAGCAGCGAGTGAGTAACCGAACTTACCGGGTTCAAGTATGGCTTGGAAGCCTTCTAGTTTAATTTCGTCAGTCACGTGGACGTTTTTAGGCATTTGCGGTCTCCTTTGCGGGGGTGATTAATTTTTGTACCTCAGCTTTTTTGCTTTGAAGGTATTTTATTCTTGCGTCGATTGCTTCGACTTGCTCTTTGTATTGAGCTTGTTGTGCTTTCTCTAAATCCTCTTTAGCTACAACGTAGATCTCTGTTGGTGCAAAGAAACTACTAAATATACTGTCAGAAGATGAGAAAAAAGGATTGTAAATCATAGTTAACAGAAAAAATAAGTGGATTCTATAACCGTTTCTGGTTGTAAGTCGCCAATGATAGGCGGTTCTGTCTCTGCTCCGATCTGTCGGGCAAAGTCAATGAGATAGTCATGTTCTGCAAAGAGAATCATGTACTTCTCCCTTATTATAGCAGATAGTTTATCCATATCGCAACATCTGCTTAACACACTGTCATGGATTAGTGCGATTGGTTCATCAAAACTACGCACAGCTAGGTGTAAGAGTGATGCGTCAAGACTGTGTATCAGGTTGGGTGCAGTGGCTGCCTTGTGCCTACTGAGATCGACGTCGTTTGTCTCATCTGTAGCAACACTAAGTTGACATCTGCCGAGAAGTTGTAGGTCTAGACGTTCTACTTTCTTCTTCATAATCCGTTGCTTAACAACGAAGCCTGATGGTGTTGTCCATTCAACGTAGTCTGCTCCACGCTTGATAGACTTAGACACCTCTGTCTCGATCCATTTCATAACTGACATTGGCCCGGGCACGATCATGTGCATGGCTTCACGTACAGCTTTGACAATGGTGGTGAGGTCATCTTTATCGACCTCTATACCTTTCTCTTGTAGTGCTTCCTTGATGTAAGACCTATTGGAGAATGGTTTAGCGTTGTATGGTATAGTCATAACAGTACGTTTGACACACTTTCTATCCCATACAGGGTGTACACTGGTTGGAATCCCTAAGCTTAGTGCTGTCTCTGCCACTTTTGCATACGCATCTTGCGGCTTATCAGAGGGGACGACATTGACCAGTGTAGCGGTGGACTTATCCCGAGCCAGACCAGCAAGTATCTGCAAGCCTGAGCATGTAGCGTCGGTTGCCACGGGTAGTGATGTAGTATGTCTATCCTGTTTGACACAGCAATGATAGTACTCATCACAGGCAGCTAGAAACTGCCATGGTTCTTCTGCAACTTCCCACTCGCCAATAAAAGCAATGGGATTGGTTGCGACAGCTGAGACAAGTGAGACATTATCTCTTGTCCACTCAAGTCTCTCTTCCATAGTAGCTTTGTCAAGACCATAACTGGTAGCAACTTGGAAGGCAAGCCATTTCTCAGACACCACATCTGCATCATCAGCAAACTGTAATAAACTTTTTCCAAAGTCTGTATCTTGTGGTGTAAGAAAGGCAGGGATAGGGTATGCACGACCACGGTAGTCGAAAGACCAAGGTATATAAAACACCTCATTCTCATAACGACGTACCGCTTCCATGGTCATGCGGGTGCGACAGGATCTCTTGAACTCTGCTGCTCGCTTATTCATTACTTCTGCCGCTTCCCTACGATACCTCTTACGGGATTCTTTGTTTTCTGCTATGTCGTACGGCTTTGGTGGCAGTTCGTAATTTATTATCGGGAGAAACTTACCTATACTAATACCCCTTTCCTCTAACAGCATAGCTGTATTTACTATGAACGGGTTTAACCGGTATTTTACCTGTTGTATTTTGTTGAGAAAGGCTATAGGTATTTCCCCCTGTATACGGGAGGGATCGCCTCTACGAACTAAGTCGTGACCTTGCATTAGCTCATTTAACATGTAGCCCCCGGGTGACTCGTTAGTCCAATCCTTCGGAGGTATCAACATCGGCCATGCAAGAGGGCTAAAAACTTCAGCATTTGCCATGACTTCATCTTTGATGTCCATGAACTCTGCGGTAGGTGCAATAAACACTGTAGTCTTACGACCTGTACGCATACGTTGTTTGTAAAACCAACCACTTGCTTGCATAATACAGTCAAGTAGCCATGCACCTAGCTTGATACGTATACTTCTACTCCAAGGTGTCCATGGTTTGACCTTGTATCTGTTCATCAACGTCTTGATAACAGTGAGTTTCTGTTGTGTACCTATTGCTCTGTGCCAATAGTTCTCTTTAAGTGTTGCCAGTAGTGCTGGTGCGTTTTCTTCGTAGTGTCGCATGTTACATTCGTCTTCGATAGCCCTACCAATGGCTTCGCAAACATTCGTTGCAATGTTACAACCTTCCTTGTAACCGAACACTTTATCAAATGTAATCTTACATGCAATAGTAGCCGCAGCCAACGGCTCGATTGTAGCGAGGTATATGTGTATGTCCTTGAACGCTGCTCCATATTTACCCTGATGTATCTTGGTATTTGTCGAAATAATCTTGTCAACCACAAGTGGTAACAAAGTTTGTAACGAGGCTATACCATATATACTTGCAGACGCATAGTTCTGTTGCTCTAACTTGAGTGTCTGATCTCTAAGACGCTTCAGCCCCTGAGAAATCTGTGTCCTCTCCAGCTGTATCTGCTGGTCTATCTGCTCTGGTGTAACATATGTCATTTAACTGGTCTCGTACTTGGTTGTATAGGTGTGTATATATCTCACTGTAGTGTGGGTGTGATTTTGGTAGCATATCTAACGCCTGTTTTTCATAAGTGTAGACGTCATCACTTGGGATAAAAGTTTTCTTTGTCATTGTCTGTGATGTATTGTTCTGGTTTTAGGTGTTGTATGTGATCGTGTGTACATACTACGAGTTCATGCTCTTGTCCAGCTAACAACTTCTTCAATCTACGACCAGCTGCGTCTGGTCTAATGTATGTGTACTCCTTGACTTTACCAGTCACGCAGTGTTTTGTACGAATAATAATATCGTATGGTGGACTGATAACCCAACCATTCATCTTCCAGTCCATGAGGTCGTCATATTCAATGCTCTCAAACCATTCGGCAGGGCATTTGGCTATTTTATTCCACTGGTTGGGAAAGTATTTCTTGGATGTCATTTGGTCTGTATCTTCTGTGTGGGTTTGCGTGTTTGTCAAGGTACACGTCCTTGAGAGTGGATTGATACCACTCCTTTGCCATAGACTCTGCTCTGTATGCAGCTTCTATGTCATCTGCTGCCATCAGGCAAAAGTGTTTGCCGCAATCGGTGTCGGCACAATAGTAGCGGTAAATGGGTGTCATGGGTGTGATTGTGAACGTAGTTTTTTAACTAGCATCTTGGCACGTTTCTTGGCTGCCCGTAGAGCTTGTGGCTTTTTGGTAGGCTTTTGTGCTTTCTTGCTGTGGTGTAGATAATTTGGTACTTGCATTGTTCCAGTGGCGGATTACACCGCTAATAATAAATATGTTTGTGACAAGGTATGTGAACAGTATGATAGTGCGAACGATAGCTACGACATTGTCATAGTCACGTGTCTTGTCATCTGCGAAGCTGCCAAGTGCGTACTTCCATATCTTCCAGATCATTTTGCAATGTATGGGTATGCTAGTTCGTCAGGGTAGAAGTGATCGACAAGCTCATACTCCATCTTGTCGCAATGGTTAGTAGCATACTTGTCAGCTTCACATTGATCGTACACTATGTCTGCGTCAACATCGACCTTGATGAGCATGTATAGTGGTTTGATCTGCCTGTTGTACTTATCGTACTTATGAAAGTCCTTGAGAGCTTTATATACCTCCTCGAAATAGTCTTGCATAATTATTTGTTGTATCTTGCTTGTATTTTAACATAGTTTGGGTTGCTTGCACCTAATTCTGGGTCATCTGCAATCATATGTAATACTTCTTGTATAAATTCGTTCTCGTCTTTGCTGATGCCTACGATTCTGCCTGCTTTGCCTGACTTTTTAGCGGCTGGCTTCTTGGCTGGTACTAGACCACTAGCTTTAGACTTGATAGCTTTGACTGCTGGTGCATCTTTCATAGCTTTTTCTGCTGCTGCGATAGCTGCGTCTTGCTTGGCTTGTTCTGCTGCTCTATCTTCTGGAGATGTAGAGAAATCGTATACTGGTAATGATGTTGTCATGGTGGTAATAATAAATGATGGTTTACGTGATGGTATGCGTAGATAGTTACTAGCTAGCCACGGCTTGGTGTTAAGGTATTGCTTGTATGCAGTGATAGTGTCGATAGTAGTGTCGAACTTGATAGACTCTGGCATGGCACGTGTAAAGTGTGTGACTCTGTGGTATGATTGTGAAACTGGTAAGTCGAAGCACTTGTTGTAGATGTCGATAGCTTGGTGTATAACATCTTGACAGGTATGTGTTTTGTCATAGCGTGCACTGTACTCGTTGCACAAAGCATAGCCGTGTCGTATGAGCCATGCAAGATTGTACTGATTGGCAGCAGCCCACTGTGTGCAAGGGTGGTTGCGAAACGCACCGTGTGCAGTACGATAGGGTGTGCCGTCTGATTTGTATAACTTACCGACGCCATAATACCAGTCGCTGTAAATAATAGCAAGCATCTGGCAAGTCTCGAGTGGCATCTTGACTATGTGCTTGTCTGGTAAGTTGAGTGCTGACTGTATTGGGTCAGGGTCTGTAACAAAGATATTCATACTATTATAATAGCAAAAATTTAAAAGTCTGACAAGTAAATGTCAGTAAATCAACAAAATATTATTTGCTGAACGATTCTAACGGGATTTGAACCCGTGTTGCTACCGTGACAGGGTAGAGTCATGACCACTAGACCATAGAATCAGGTGCTATACCATAGGTACAGCGTTGCCGTTATGTCTCATCATCTTCTTGAGAGCCATATACGTCTCGTATTGACAGTCAGTCCATGTGTCATTGTATATCATCCAATCATGTGCTAGTAGTATTGGAATCATGGCTCTGTCGTCTATGTATGTATCAAATGCCATTTATCGCCTCCTTTTCGTAACATT